ATTGGGCTATAGATCGTGCCAAAGATGGCGAACCAACTTCCATCGAGAACATGCTAGAACACATGGCAGAAGACCGACCGGAAGTTGCCAAGAAGTTAAATGATAACAAAAATCTGTGGAAAACGTTGATGAAGTATTACTTGGACTAAATATGAAGCATCTGTACTCCTACAAGTTTCGGCTGTCTCCAACACCACAGCAAGAAGTGTTGCTCGCCAAGCACTTCGGCTGTGTGCGTTGGATATACAATCATTTTCTTGACAAAAGGATTGAGGAATACAAGACTAACAAGAAGACGCTTCGTAGATCAGACAACGAAAAGGAACTACCTGAAATCAAGACGACTTGTATCTGGCTCAAAGAAGTCGGCAGTCAGTCTTTGCAGTATGCGGTTGAATGCTTGCAGAATGCGTATAACAACTTCTTCCGCAGAGTGAAAGAAAAGAAAAAAGGCAAGAAGGGCTTTCCTCAGTTTAAGCGAAAGCACGACAAACAGTCTTTCCGCATTAAACAGAACATCTACTTAGTTAATGGCAAGCTGGTGTTTCCTAAGTTTCTTGAAGGTATACCAATCATTCAGCACCGTGAGGTTGAAGGCGATATACAGTTTGCAACAATCAGCAAGAACAAAGCAGGACAGTATCATGTATCCATCACGGTTGAACGAGATATACAGCCGCTACCAGTAAGTAATCGAAGTGTTGGCGTGGACTTGAACGTGACAGCGATGGTAGATAGCAATAGTGTATCACATAAAAATCCACGACCAGCGAAAGAACACCGGCAACGATTGAAGCTATTGCACCAGAGAGTCACCAGAAGAAAAAAGAACAAAAGTAATGGATTAACGAAAGCAAAGAAAGCGTTAGCAAAGTTGTACCTCAAGGCACATAATAAGCGTGAAGATTTCCTGCACAAATTGAGTCGTCGGATAGTTGATGAAAACCAAATCATCTGTCTGGAAGACCTTGATGTGGCATCCATGCTTGCAAAGACCAAACCAGATGACCGAGAAGAACCACGATGGAAGGAGAAGAGAAGACACAGGGACATTCAGGACTGTGGTTTCTATTCTTTTGTCCAGAAATTGAGCTACAAGGCGGTCTGGCATGGTCGGCAGTTGGTGAAGGTATCACGATGGTTTCCATCGTCGCAACTATGCAGTCATTGTGGTTGGCGATATAAAGATTTGCCGAAGGATTGCAAGGAGTGGTGTTGTTGGAATTGTTGGGAAACGAACCAGCGTGATTATAACTCAGCCAAGAACATTTTAGTTGAGGGGATGAGAATACTAACCTCTGGAACAGAGGGGATAGCCGTTTGTCTTGGCGTAAGACCTGCTCAGAGTGGGCTGCTGATTGGAACGGAAGCCCCGCCGTCTTTAGCGGCGGGGTAGTTCACATTTCTCACACTGGACCGTTCGAGAATTCGGCACCGCTGATGGGCCGTATTTGGTGGGCATACAGGCAAAAATCATATTGCCTGCGTCTGCTTCTTTGTTGATTTCCTCTTGAGAGGCGACCTTTATATCGACGCCACCGATGTTGATTGTTTCGTCCATTAAATCCTCCAAAGGAATTTCTTCCCGGCCTCAGTAGAGAGATATTTCGGGTCAGGAGTGATGCCTACTCGTGGCAAGTCCAGACGGTCAGCATCCCAACATACACCAATCGTCGGGTCGTTGCTAGTCTGGCCATCGTTGTGGTACTTGCAAGCCTCTACCAATTTGTTTAATTGATCCCGATTGATCTTGAGTCGCCCTTCCTCGAATAGTTCTTCTGCCCATTTAGCAGAGCGATGCCCGTGTTCGGGGTCTTCATCTTCGTTTTGCCGCTTGCTATCGTGGACCAGAGCAAACAGTTGGGCCACGGTCTTGTCGGCCCCCGGTGTGTTGTTCGCCAAGAACACTGCATTCTTTTCTACCTTCTCCCAATGCCAAAGTCCATGAAAACTTCCCGCCCGAACCAAAGAAAATCGGGACCACGCCTCTTTCAACACCGATTCCATCCAACCGGGTCGCTTTGCAACCTTCTGGCAGGGTTCGATTTTGAGACGGCTGGGCAGGGTGACGATTTCGTACTCCCCTCGCCCAAGAAGGACGCCGATAATGTCCTTTTTGTTGACAATGGCTTGTACGACGCCGTTCTTTTTGTGATCGAATCGTTGAGCGAACCAACGGGCACGCCAATAACTGAGCGTCCAGCTATACCCGCTTCGATTGATTCCCTGATGGCCTCGATAAATGATGAATTCTTCCGGCAAGCCCTCAAGGAACTTCCGTTCTTCATCATTCATAAAGTGTTCTTTATCGCCACGGCTGCTCAATAGAAGCATGGCGACGATATGCTTGTATTGCCAGATATTTTCGCTATCTGACCAGATGCTTCCCAAATTGTCCCAATAATCCTTGTCGGACATTAGGTTTTCAATTTCGACAAACTTCTGGAAGCGATAGGGACGTTCGTGGATGTAGAGATAACTACTCCATTTCTGCTCTTCCATCGCTTTGGCAGCATATTCTTTCTTGGCTTTTAGTTGAGCGTTATACATGGCATTCATTGCTTCCATGTATGGGACGCCGAATACAAGTGGGTGCTTGAGAGTAGGCCAACCAAGCGCACCCCGACCCTTCTCAAGCCAAGGCTTGAGTTCCGGGTCAAGGGCTTCTTGACGTTTCAGGACTTCTTCAAAAGATTCGATATTCATTGGAATGAAGGATATTCTCGTAGGAATCAGGAGGGCAAATGAGAATGAAATTCTCTTCGGCCTCTGTGACCGCCTCGATTTGTTGGATTGTATTGAGAACTTTTACTTTCTGCACAATTCCTACCGTACCGGCTGGTACTTCGTCAGCGTTGATAACTTTGATTTTCGTGCCGACCCTCGGTCCAATATTTTGTGGTTTTCTTGCTGCATGGGCAGTATAAGTGACGCTCGTATTTTTTACGTCACCGAAGAATGCGCCAGCACGAACCATTACGGGTTTGCGGAAAATGATCTTTCGCTCCCGAAGGCCCGGTCCATAGGGCTGGTTGGCAAAATGCCCCCGCCGCCAGTGGGAACGTGGCGATTTCTTGAGCAAATCCATTTCTACAGCTTCGCCTTCGGGTACATTCTCCACGACTTCATCATAAAACTCGACCTTTTGATCGAATTTCAAAAGATTGACAGAGGCGGCAAGGTTTGCTTGTGCTTCCATCGCCCGCCGTGTTGGAATATTGCCACGACGCTTAGCCCGTGCTTCCTGTTGCCATTGTTTATACTTTTGTGGATCGAGTGGCCCATAATCCTTGACGGAATACAGGCTCATCATCATGGCGAAATTCACACCAAGCCTCTGTACGTTTTCAGCAGCATTGCATTCGGCATCAGCCAAATTCACTAACCCCTCGTTGCGATTGGGCCGGTTGCCGATGATGGCATCTTCAATAGTTTTAAATTCTTCTCGCCGGGGTGTGACGTGAGTAATCACGTTACTTCGGTTGAAGAAGGCACTGACGTTGATGAATTTCTTTTGATCGTCATGATGTACCAAAACAAATTTTGGTGTATCAGGAATGTTGTATTCCTGTTTGAGAGTGTTCCCGTATTCTGGTGGGATTTCCAGAATAATGACGGGATATGGTTGCTTGTAATCATCAAATGAATACGAAGCAGACGAATGCTGCAATGCCTCACATTGCTCTGGAAGCGGGCGAAATAGCTTCGGCCCACCAGCCAAAGATTTGCTGAGGGTGTAATACCAAAAAGTCCCGATAGGGTCTATTTGGAGTACATCGAGAATTTTGTTAAATTGCCGCCAGAATTCAGGGGGATGGCTTTTGAATTCTTTCTCCCCCACGACAATGACGGGTTCATCGGGGTGCTTGGCCTTATATGCATCGGCTTCGCCGTGCTTTGGGACAAGCATGAATTTAACAGGCCGTACTGAAATGGCCCGGCGTTCCGAGAGTGCTTTGTAAACAATCCACTCTTTTCTGCCGAGCCATGTCAGTACGGGAATATTCTCTTTGTGATCCAAGAACGTGAAGTCCATGACCACTCCCGTATTTATTCGTAATCTTCAAGGCGGAAGAAATTGCAATCTTTGTCGATATAGTTTTTGGTTCCGCCCTGAGTAATAAACCAATACCATTTCGACGGGTCTTGCGGACGAATCGAATCACCGTATCCGTCAGTAATCACAAATACCGCTTCGGGATATTTGCAGTTTTCCTGATTCATGACGGCCTGAACATGCTTCTCCAAGATGGAAAAGCTAGTGCCACCACCACCATAAATTTTCTTGGACGCCAAGGTGGTTTCCTTGACGACCGTATCGAAGCAGAACAGGCGAACATCGAATCGTTCCGTGGGAAGACTCTCGGCGGCGGTGAAAAACCGATCCTTGAGTCCCCAACATGAACCCGAAGTATCAAGGAAGAAAAACACCTTGATCTTTTTCTTTTCATTTTCATGTTCTTCGACTTCCATATCGGAAGGTAAGAACATATCACGAGGCAGGAACGTCAACCGGCGCTGGACTCGTGCCCATTGCTCAATATCCTTGTCTTTTTCAACAAGATATTTGCTCGCCCATTTCTTGATGACGGTTTCCCACTTCTTTTTCTTTACGACCTTGCCGATTTTGGCAAAGACCCACTGACCACCAGTGCCGGTTCCGGCCTGCTGGTTTTTTGCATCCTTGGGCGGATTCTGAAAATGCTTGTCCACCATCGACTTGAGGGGTTTCTTTTCATCCTCAGTCAATTCCTTGGACAAATTGTCAATGACTTTGCCCCAAGCGTCGGACTGTTCCTCGCCCATCATCGAGTGATCGTCAAGCGAACCACCCGGTTGACCGGGGCCAGCTTCCCCGTCACCGGGTCCACCATCGCCGTACATCTTCTCGAATAGGTTGTAGTAATGCTCGAACATTTCGTCGTCTTTGGGCATGGGTTTCTTGTCCTTAAAGACAGTATCCACCCAGCAAAGACCGCCGTTAGCCTCTTGTTCCGGTCCCCACGGCTTGCCCTCGTCAATAGCCATTTGTTTGAAAATGGGCTTGATAACATCGTCAATTTTCTTCCGGTCGAAGCCAAAGCCCCGCACCAGATTATGATTGACAACAATATCCAAAGCAGAATTGGCTGCACGCCGATTGATACCGGCATCACGAATACGGATGCCGTGATTCAAAATAACGTGCAGTGCTTCGTGGCAAATTACGAATAACTTGCCATTAAAGTCCAAACGCTGCCAGAATGTCGGATTGAAGTGGAAGTAAACAAATTCCCCCACTTCATCAAACTGTACAGCAGCGGTGGGCAAATCCTCGTTGAATACGGGCTTGCCCATCTGCCATAGCTTGTAGAAGACTGCGTGGTGCCCTTCAAGGGCCATCGAAATCTCCAACCATTCATCGTTGGTGATTCGAGGCAGGGCCATAGTTTTCATGAAGTCGGCCATTGTTTCCTCACTTGGGTTGCACGAGTTTGTGGCTCAAGCCAGCCTCATTCAGCTTAGTCATAAGGGCCACAAATCGCCCACCGTGCCGACTCAGAATCATCGACCAGTTGTGGCCGGTGTTCCGATGGATTTCCTTGATGCAGTGGTTGACCACGCCCGGCAGCTTGGCAAACGGCGGGCTTGTCAACGATGCGGGCCACATCTTGCCCACCGATGCACTAAGCACTTCCAGAGCATTCAATGCTTGGTCTGCCGTCATGTCTTTCGGAAGGCTCTTCTCGATCTTCTCATACGCCGACTGTTGCAGTTGCGGAGTATTGGCATCCAATCGGCGTAGTTGCGTCAGGATGCCGGTGAATGCCGCTGCGGACTCGCCAGTGTAGTGTGCTTCTGCTACTTCACTGTCGCCGCCGCTGCTTTTGGTGGCGAAGGCACGAGCCAACTCTTGGTTCTGTTGAAGAACTTTGCGAATTTCTCGTCCCGTTTTCTGGTCGGTGCCAGCCTTGAGAATTTCGTCACAAACATTCATGAATACCGGAATTTTGTCCGAATTCGTGATGATATGCTTGCGAATTTTGGCATTATCCGCCATCGAGGAAGCAATCTTTTCCTTCGAGATAAGCGGCAGGAAGAAATTCATCAGAGTATCCGACTCTGGAATGAACTTCATCGCTGCGGCGAAGTTATTCTCGTTGGAAAGGAATGTCCGTGCCCCGGCAACGTCGTTGGCTTCCATCAATTCCGAAAGCCGGTCGGAAGTCGGCCCGGTATTGAGGGCGTTCGCCAACTTGCTGACGCCAGCCTCATGCGGAATAACATCCCGAATATCTCCGTGTAATTGGAACATATTCAGGGCGTATTCGAGACGCCGGGGCGAGACGACATTCTGCATTTCGGGGGTCAATTCCTTCCACCAACCGATGGCGGAATCGGCCAAGCGACGACCAAATTTCTGCCGGAACCACTCGGTATTCGGCAAATAAGGGATGGTCGTAATAACGTGGTAGCGGTCCTGCTGAGCAGGGTCCAACTTTTCCACGTCGTAGGTTTCATCTTCGTCGTCGTCGGGGTTGATCGCCGCCCAAACGATCTTGAGATTCGGGAATTTCTCGCCGTTGATGGATTTGAATTGCAGCAATTCCATCACGGCATTGCGAACCTTCTTCGGGCTACGGTTGAATTCGTCAAAGAATAACGCTTCGACTTCGCCAGTGGCAAAGGTGCGAGGACGAACCAACTCAAGATAGTTGAATTGACGACGGTTTTCGACGCTCTGCACTACCTTTTGAGCAGATTCGCCTTTCAGGTGCCAATTCTTTTCGATCCATTCCAAAGCAAGGGATTGGTCGATGTTGATAAGTTCACGAATAACTTCAAACTGGTCGGAGCCGAATTTGCCTTCGGACTTTTCCTTGGGGACACCAACGAAGTCAACCCAAGGGTCCATTGTGGACGCCGAGAAATACCGCCAGTTTAAGTTGTGTTCATCGAAGGCTTGCTTGACCATAGCGGTCTTGCCGACGCCGTGCTTGCCGATAAACAACACGTTGAGGTTGTTCTTGATCCAAAAACCCAGCTTATTCTGAATGTTGACGGCCATCAGTCCGCTCCGAATTGCGATGAGGGAGTTAGTCTGCTGCGATTATACCACAGTTTTGTTATGTGGTAAAGCAGTTTTGCTTGCTACGCTACATATACGGAAAAGTTCTTCGCACTCCCAGATAAAAAAATAGCCCGGTGAATATTCACCGGGCTATTTTCGCCGGATATTCGGGACTACGACTTCTTCGGCATTTCCCAGCCGGGCAACCACTGGAAAATATCCTCGTCCCGTTCATAGAGTTTGTCGATCTTTTTGTCCGTCATGAGGGCGTTGATGGCCCCCAAGGTTTTACGGTACGACAATCCCTGTGCGTTAATGCGTTGGGCACGCATTCGCTGCAAACTCACGAACAGGGCACGGGCCGGATCGCCGTCATCGCTGAACTTGATTTCACGGAGCCGTTCACAGAACGGTTCGATCTTCTCGGCACCGTACCACATATACGCCTTGGCGACAGCGGCTTGCACTTCCGCCCGGCCTTGTGGCAGATGAGTGTGAATCCAGTCGATGACGTGTTCCCACTTGTGGGCGAATGCCGCCACTTCGGATTCGGTGTATCGAACCTGCTTGCTGCTCAATCCCTTCATCAGCGCCCGACAGAAACCGGCAATGCGATTGCTTGCCAATTTCGAGTCCACAATCAGCTTCAAACGGTCGCTGAGTGGACGGACACGCCCGGAGTCGATGACGAATCGTGCCGTAGTCAGCACGTTAAAGGTGAAGTAAAGCGGGATTTCGATCTGCCCGCCTTCTTCCCAGATTTCTTTGATTGCCGTCAGCCGGTGACGACCGTTGTAGACCTTGTTCTGGTAGTCCACACCGATTGCTTCGTCGGTGGGAATCCACGAACCATTGAGCATGTCCCGTTTGTACTTCTCAACAGTTGAACGGTCAAGACGACGATTGCCTTCGTCTTCCAGCCAAATGTTGTCGAGACAGGTCTTTGCCATTGGCCCCGTCAGCATAATGTACTCGCTATACTGATTCTGGTTGCGGGGGAAAGCGAACCACGGCTTGTCTTTGCCGTTGCAGGCAAACAGGTAGTATTCCTGATTCGTCTTGGCCTGCTTGCAGATTTCCTTGTGACGACGCTGCTCTTCCGATACAATCTCGTCGGTGATCTTGCCAACAGGACTGGTCGGAGCGGGCTTGTGCTGTGGCTGTTGCTGATTTGCAACACCCGGCAATGGCTTATCAGGAGAGACAGGCTGAACCTGCGGTTTCTCTTCGTGCAAGAAGCGATGCTTCTGCAAGACCATATCCGCAACACTGGTGCGGCCAACGCCGCCAAAGAGGGGTTGATTCACTGGACCTAGACCTCCTGCGAGTTGTGACTTGCGCATCTGTTCGGCTTGCTGTTCCTTCGCACGCTTCTCGTTCTGACGCCGGATACGTCGCTTAGAACCCATAAATGCCTCGTCGTTTAGAACTGATGGGACACCGAATCGACAACGAAGTGCATTCTACCACAGATTTGTCGGTTGTAAAGCTGCGGGAATCCCAGCAACAAAAAAACCGCAAGTCTTAGAAAACTAAGGACTTGCGGTTCAAACCCAAACCGGGTTTTCGCTCATGAAAAGACAGAAAATCAGTTTTTGTCGGTTCGCTTGTAGTTCGAGAAGTTGAAAGTTAGAGCGTGCGTGACGATCTTGCTGCCCGTGCTGTAGTCGTACTTGACGGAATGATCTGTGACGGTGACGCCTTCAAAAATTTGGGTGTACAACTTTGTTCCTGCGGCGCTGAGGGCCACCAAAGTCCAGCGGTCTTTTGATCCTTCTCGAATGATCTTCTCGATCCAATCGAAGGTCTTGGCATCGACCACTTCGTATACGTTTACTTTTAATTCCTTTTTGATGTAATTTATTTCTGTGTCTTTGATTAACCATTCAAGGTCTTTGAATAGTTCAGAATAAACTTTGAATCTAAAAGCAAATGGCAATTTGTCTGCGGCCAAATATGGGTTATCTTTTCCAGACATATCTACTTTATCGGTCATCTATCTCCTTAATCGAATATTTGTAATTGATTCTTTTCTGATATAAAAACATTCTCTCCAAACGCCAATTCAAACCATACGTTGTAAATTCCACATTCGAGTTCATTCGTGTCTAGGAAATAGTAAGCATACATTTTTTCCCGATAGTCCACGAGGGCACGATCTACTAACAGGCGTAAATCTTGTTCTGCCGGGACACACTCCCCGCAGGCAATTTCAATAGATACCCGTAAATCTGAGACTATGGCGAGATTTTCGTAGTAGGGTAGTATATCGGACCCTCGTGGGACATTCGGGGTTATTTGTATGATTATGTATCTCTTTGTTCCCTTGCGTATTTTGTTTGGTCTGAAGGCAAAGCTGAAGTCATATATCGGTGGTACAGGAGAAGTAAACCATAAGTCGGGATAAATTACAAAGTTATTTGTGATACAAGCTGTTTGACATTCGCCGTCCTCAAATGTCACATACCAAGCATCGACATATCTCCCGATTGTATAAAGCGGATCGGCAATCGGGACTTCAATTAAATATTGTCCGGTGGCTTCTTGAACAACGTCATCGGCAGAAATTGTTTGCACCAGTCTGCGACCATCTGGATTGGTGGAACTAACTTCATTGGGATCAAGGAAATAAATTTCTATCTTTTCGATAGACTGCACATTTCTACGGTTATTGGAATTGTATGTCAATAACCGTAGACGCACGGTGTCACCGCAGACCGGATTTTGCATTCTTTCTTTGGTTGCCACTTATCTTATCTCCTTCTTGAAGCTGCTTGGGCCTTTCTTCTCTGGGCTTCCATTGCTTCGTTTTCTTGTTCTTTCTGCTGGACAAACCTATCAATTAACCACTTTCTGGTATTGATAGGCATAGACATGCTGCTATGCAGCCCTTGACGCAAGTGATACATGAAGAAGAATTGCTCTTCTAGCAAGTTTTTCCCCAAAGTTAGGCTTGGATGTTCTCGGCCTTCTTCTTCCGGGGGAAGAAAAAATTTGCTTCAAGAGGCAAGTCCATTTCAAATTCTTGGAGGCAACTTGGGCAGAAAATTTCCACGTTTGTATCCACGCCGAATGGTGGCTCATTGATACAGTTGCGGATATGAGCAACGTCATTGATCGGCAAATTCTTCAAGAGAATTTGAAGCTCAGACTTGTCAGTAATTCCGTCAATATCTTCGAGCAACATCGACGTTCTGTGAGTCAAGGTGTCGTCTGCCGCTTGATCGCCGTAGGTCTTGAGTCTTCGATCACGATATTCTGTGATTTCTTGTTCATCACGACCTGTGGAAAGACGGTAATGGAAAACCAAACCAGTTGTTGGCAATGTGTCTTCGAGCATTGGGCCGAATTCGTCTGGGCAATGCTCAACATAAAGGCTTGCCAAATCAATATCAGCCGAGAATTTCTTCTCGCACTCTGGGCACTTTACTTCTACATCGTAGTGATTTGAGTAAGAAATACCACGAAGATAAATCAAAAGATAAGTTCTGTCAGCAGTCAAAAGATTTTCTGGTTGGAAGTTTTCCATCATACAACGCTTGAAAATCATGTTGATGGCTTGGCCCTTCCGAACGAATCTCGGTGTGGCAAGAATTTGCTCTTCTTCGCCGGTCATTTGACGGATACTGAGGATGCCGTTGCTTGGACCATTTACGCCGTCGTAGAACTTGCCCTTAGATGGAAGTTGAACTTCTTCGTAGTTATAAGTCGAAGACTTCAACTGTTGCAAAAGGTCTTTCAAGTGACCAGAGTGAGTATCGTGACGAACAATTTCTGGACCTTGCTTAGCTTCGTTTGTAAATCTCTTGCTTCCCTTACCGGCTGGTCTTTCCTTTAGAGAAGAAAATGGCTTTGGTGCTGCCGCCCCTACTTGCTCGCTTAAAGGAACATTGGGGTCGGATTGCTGGGCCATCTTGAGTGCCTGCAAAAACTCCTTGGGTACATTTCCTTTGACCTCTACGCTGCCTGCGTCTGGCTTAGATTCTTGTTCATCATCACTCAATGCTTTGCGAACGGCTTCGGCCTTCTTTAATTCGTCATCATCTACTTTTCTTGGACGGAATACATCGTCTGCCATATTTTTCTCCTTGTACTACTCTTTTAATTCGAGCGTCTAATTTCATCATAGTGTGGTTGAATAAATTTTGAGGCCGATTTCATGATACTCAATTTGCAAAATGTAGAAGATTTAGTTTTCTTCGACAAAAAGGTATGGGACACTCTCCCAGAATTTCGACCTCTTTTTGAGCAATGGGCACTCAGTAAAAGAGTGCCCGGTATGCAAAACTTAGGCAAACGCAGCCTAATTGATTTCTTGAACTCCCTAGAAAAATCCCATTTGGATAAGCTAGAAGAGTATTTCCACGATATAATTGTACTGGATAAAATTGATTATCACACAGTCCAGAATTATAATGGCAAGATAGACGAAATCCAATCAGAATTGTGTAGATTCGAGGGATTTGTAGATTTTTCGGCCTATCGCAAAGGCGACCAAATAAGTTTAACATTCTGGAAATGAGGTAAAAATGACCACTTTAGCTTTTTTGATGTTTATTTTGACAACCATCGGGATGGCCCATATCATTGTCGATGGTTCTATTTTTGAAACGCCAAGAAAATTGATTAAGGAATATTCGGCCAGAGCTAAAAATTCCTCCTTCAATTTGAAGGTGATCCTTACTGCGGTTGCAGCGGCGGTGTGCGTCCTTTGGACATTTAAGTTTGGATTTACAGGACTTCCATATTTTGCAGCTTTGATGGTCGTGCTAATTCTATGGGCCGACTTTGGCTCTGTTGTTGATTGTTATTTGTGTTCTGGTACTTGGGCCGGTTTCCTGATGGGCAATATATGGTTGACCCAAGACCCATTGCAAATTTTTGCTTGTGGATGTGCGGGTGGTTTCGTAGCTAACTTAGCAGCAATGCTTTTGAATTGGATCGAAGCATCAACCATAGTCAAGTTACCAAGTGACGACAAAGAGGAATAATGTCCCTAAAACGCTATCAATTATATTGTGAAATCTGCGGCTATAAGAGATTAACTGATGGAACCGATATTCAAGATTTGGTTCCGGTCAAAACGTCTAAAATACAACACGAATTGCCCTTTATCGACCCGATGACGAAGAAGACCGTTACGCCTCCTTATAAAGCACAACGCCTTCGTTTCAAATGCCCAAAATGCGGCAGGGTCATTATGTCTAAACAAATAGAATTTGTCGAGGAAGTAAATGAAACTGGTAACACTGCTGGACGTGAAACAGGCTCTTCGGGACTCCCGATTTCGTGAAAGTCTACCGAAGTCTCTTAATGAAGATGTTCAAAAATATCTGAACAATCCGGGTTGTGCCTGCAATACGCCACTCTATCGTAAGATACTCAAGGAATGTACAGAACAACTAAAGTCGTATTTCCCCAATCGCTCTTTATCAAACATAGACGAAGAAATCAAAAAGTTGGCAGAGAACAACTGGACTGTCATCAACTGTCATATTAACGAGCTTGAAGACAAAATGCGTAAGCTGCCAAAAGGTCGCAAACAAATCGCTATGACCCGCTATGAAGATCAAGTCACGGTAATCATTAACGAACTTGAGATTTTATTCTAATTGCTTTGGAGATTACCTCGTCACAAGATGCAATCATTTTGTCGGGGTAATCTTTGTATTTTGATATATCAAATGGCCACTCATCAGAATTAAGTCGCCTAGACCCAAGAATCTTGGCATTTTCATAGAAGCACTTTGCTTTTCCGTACTCATCAGCTTCGTAGTAAATGTCCCCCAAAAGGCACCAAAATTCGGCCATCAATGGCTTCTCTGCAAAACAATACATCAGCAACTCAAGTGCCTTGCGTTGATCTTTTAGAACGTAGCAATAAACTGTGGCCATATAATAGCGAGTCATTATCGAAGCCATTGTCATTTTCTTTTCTTGAAATAAGAAATGGTTGGCAAGGTCGATGAATTCTTTCCACTTGCTTTGTGTAAGAAAAATGCAGGCTTTGTAATAGTGGTATTCAAAAGCCATTGGGTTGTTGCTTTTCCAAGCCTCTAACAATTCGAGATTTCTCTCTGTCAGGTCTGGTGGTGTGGATCGAATATAGATGCCAGTCGGCCCAGCAGTTCCCGGTATAATTTCGTAAACCGGGTTTTTATATTTGATTTTTCTGCTTTTATGCCACAACCTGATCGGCTTGGTTATCAATGTGTTTTGAATGATATTACAACGATAATTACCTTCATCTAAACCTTCTATCTCTTCCAAACCAGTCAAAACTTCTTCCCAAGGTTCAAGCTGAAGGTTCCATTCTGTTTCTTTTTGACACAACTCATTGCGAATAGCACTAAGATCATTACGGAAATTCATCCGAATGACTTCGCCATATTTCTTGCAAATATCTGCCGTCTTGTCTGTGCATCCTATGTCCGCAAATAAAAACTTTGCGTTCAATGAAGACACTGAATCAATCGCTTTTTGAATCGTTTTTTGATTGTTCTGTATTACCATGTGAATCGTTATCATGGAATCTAGTCCTCATTAAATGCTCGAATGCATCGGCCTCATTTTTCATACCTTTGTTTCTATAATAAGTCTGTAAATCCTTATAGAACTTAGGTGCGAAGGGCTTGTCGATCATGTCGCTAAATAGTTTAAATAACTTTAACAATTTTGCCCCCGTTAGAAATTGTTTGGCAATGCAAAAGCCGTGGGAAGGTTCCTGTTCAAAAAAGCCTTGGCACTACAGAGTTACGGCTGTAATTCCTTGTATGGATACATACGATTCATTGGAAATTGCCGTCAAGCTGCTCCAACTACAAAGTGAAACACCATACATTGTTATTATTGACACAGGCAGTCTTCCAGAAATCTATTCTAAAATAGAAAGTCTTCGCTCAGAAAGTGTGGAAGTTCATTGCCTTCGCTTAAATTCTACAACACATCCATCAGATTTCCCAGCAATAGCAATGGATTTGGCATTTTCTTTGTGTCGCACTCCCTATCTGTTTGCTACCCACGCTGACGTTTTTCTCAAAAAGAAGACGCTTCTAGCTGACATGATTGATCTTTGCGAAAAGGAATCCCCGGTTGTCGGATATGAAATCAGCCCTCGCAGCCATGATGACTGGAAAGGAATGGTTTCTCATACTGCAACCATGTACCACATGGCAACTATGGACAAAATTGGCTTTGGATGGAGTCTCCGAAGACTTTGCAATCTGTTTAATATTTCTGATCCACGACCAAATCCCAACCGCCCATGTTGGCCAGATACTGAGTTATTAGGGAACTATTTACTTAGGAAAAATAATATCGTTCCACTTTTGATTGGAAAAGAACAAAACTTCCAAAGAACGAATGATGAAAATATAGACCATTTCAGGAGTTATACGTCATCAAAATTATACAGTAATAGCTATTTTAAGATGGCTAGTGAATGGTATGAAGAGGCACGGACTAAGGCTCTCGAAAGAATGTGTGAATGGGTGAAAGAATGAAAGTGAAAAGTACAATTAGCGCAGTAGATAGATACCCAAGTTCTTTTGAAACGTCCTCTCGAAAAGAGGATAAGGAGAGGAATGGCCAACGAATACCTAAACAACAAAAAGTTCGAGAGTTTGATTTCTAAATTTCTGACGTGTAAGAAAGAAAAAACCAAGTATTTACTTTTAATCGAGGACATACGGGAAACAGAAGCAAGAACATCGAATCGAAAGAAATATAAGAAGCCCGATAATTGGGAAGAAATAGAGAAGACTTTTGCCTCACTTGTGGCAGAATATCAAGAACTTCAAGGAGAGTTGACGACGGCGTTCTATCTCTTATCTGAGAATATTGTCAGATACCGCAAGTTCAATCTTATTGATCCCGATGATGCAATTCAAGAAGGTGTTATGATTTGCTTTGAAAAAGTAGATCGTTTCGATCCAGATAAGGGAAAAGCCTTCAATTACATGACGACTTGTATTATCAATCATTTCCGGCAGCTTTATAGGACCGCTCGAAACTACAATGAACTCAAAAAGAAGTATCACGATTTTTTATCTGTAAAGGTGGACCAGCCGATTCCACCGATGCGAGCGAATAAGCAATTCTACAAAAAACAAGATATTAACGCCAAATATTGACATTGGTGTTTTTTCCATTATAATTATTGAGGGCTAATAGGTGCAAAAACACCTATTGGCCGTTTTTATCTAGGAAATACTTGAAATATGAACAATGGCGATCTTATAGAACAAATTGAAAAACAGGAATTGCTCCAAAAATTGATCGACAAAGGTTATGGGAATCTGATCGACGCTCTTTTAAGTAACGAAAAAGAAGTATACACAAAAAAAGGCAGACTCAACAAAAGTGGAGCCTGCCGTGTTTTAGGTTGGAAGCCTAAAGAGCTTGATGAAGCTCTGGCTCAATGCCGTGAAATACTTAAAAGGGATATATTCACCGAAGATGGCGAAGATGACGACGAAGATTCTAAGCGGTAATTACATACGCTCTGTCGTATCTTAGGGTCAATTCCAAAGTTACTATATCACTGGATGCCATATCCAAGTCTCCGAATTCTACGGCTTGCGGCCAAATAGATTCAAAAACCCATTGCTCAATGGTTTTTCCGCAACCGTCGTAGAGTTCTAGTCTGGCGGTGTTCTTTTTGAACCCGTCACAGGAAGGAACCCAACGAGCATCTTGTTGAGGGTCATAGACCTCTTTTATCCACTCAAAGACCGGGTGTTGACTTGACCCCGGTTTTTTTATGTCATACAAGCTGAGTGTGATCGGTTTCCATTCGGGCTTAGCTGGGAAATATACAGTCTCATTTAAGTGTTGAGCTTCCATTTCCTTGAAGCTGAAGCTCGGTCTGGCCCCTCTCGATGGCGGAAGTGTGTTTACACCTTCGGCGGAAACATCGGGGATGATTAACAACCAACGATGCTTTCGCTTGAAACAGGCTTCGGGACTTTCTAGCCCAAAGTCCAATCCCATGTTTCTTCCGTTACAACCCATTCTACTCCTTTGTCTATAAAAAAAGCCCCACACTAAGAAAGTATGAGGCTCTTAAATCTCTATCTAAAGTGATTTGAAGGTTAGCAACCACCGCAGCAAACTGTGATCGAGCCACCGCAGAAGAGTTCGAGTTTAACTTCAGCATAACGAAGGGTTAGTTCGATTGTTACTTCTTCCGAAGAAGAGTAGTCCAATTCGCCAAAGTTAACGGCTTGCGGCCAAACTTGTCTGAGTGTCCACTTTTCCATTACAGTACCGCAACCATCATATAGTTGCAAAGTACCAATGCCTGCGTAACCACCACTGTTCTGTCCAGCACCAATCTTGGACGCTTGAGACAAGCAGACCGGATCAGTAAAGTTGTAAACTGTGGCCAACCAGCTATAAAGACCCGACATACCAGCGCCGCCGTTACCAATGTCATAGTAGGTGACGGTGATGGATTCCCAAGTCCCTTTACCCGGAAGGAACATCTTGCCGTGCAAGAAGTTGATTTCGGTTTCTTCAATCGTCAAGTTCGGGCGAGACGCCAACTTGACATAGTGTGGCGGAATGGCTGGACCGCAAGGGGATTCCAGCGCAAACGTCCATCTATACTTTCTTTTGAATACCAAATTGGTGTTGGACGCTAATTCGCCCAAACCCATATTTTGTTGTGTACATGCCATATTAGTTAATCTCCTATAGTTTTATCCAATATTAGAAAGTATCAGCATTCTCACCGAAGCTGCCTGTACGGTGTACAGAGAACTCGATGAAGATGAATTCTGCGGCTCGAACTGGCTGTACACCGATTCTGGCACGGAATTCGTTGCGGTCAATTACGTCTGGGGTATTGAGTTCTTCGTCAGCCTTGATGATGTAGGCGTATATACCACGGCCCACCAAAACTTCTCTCAAGATACCATCTGCAATGTCTCGGAACTTCGAGCGGAAAATTTCATCATGTGGATCGAAGATCAATACACGGGATGCGGCTCTAATTCTCTTCTCAATGTAGAACATCAAACGTCTTACGTTGACACGATCCAAAGCTGTCGGTCTACGCTGCAAGGTCTTTTGGCCCCACACCACAAAGCCCTCGAAGTCGTTAAACTGTACAATTGGGTTGATGCAGTTTCTGTAACCATACATCAAGTCTCTTTCTTCAAGAGATGGACGGCTATAAACATCTGTAATACCCGGAACTGTACCACGGTTCAAACCAGCAGGAGCAAACCAAGGCTTAGCCAAGTAATCGTTTCTGGCATATACAGCCATTACCGAACCGGATGGTGGAACCCATACGTCAACTTGGTTGAAGTTGTCACGAATCTTTACCCACGGCCAGTACATTGCACCGAAGTCCGAGTCGAATCTTGTGAGATTCAACGGGTGGGTGCCGTTTTGCCATGCGATGATTTCGTTGACCGTCAAACCGAATGGTGGATCAATGATCGCCATGCAGTCCATACGGACGTTCTGACATAGATCGAGCAATGCCGTTACTACCGTTGTGCTTGGGTGTCCCGGTACTGCAATCAAGTCAATATCAATTTGCTCAGGTTCACTTACTGTGTAAATACCAGTGTAACCTAGTTGTTCACCGATCAAAAGATCGTCTTGCTTATCTGGGTCGGATGGAATACCGTCAGAACCACCGCTTAGGCTGTATGTTCCGTTTAGTGGACCAGCGCCTTCAGCAGTATTGTCGGATACTCTAATCCAGTCAGATACCAATGCCATGTAGGTTTCTACATAGAATCGGCTTACAGGGTTCTTGGTTAGGTTGCCCCATGCTTCAAGTTGTACCCCGTTGTTGAATACTTCAATCGTAAAGTTGTTGTCACGAGTGTTGTTTGTAATTCTTACTTGTGTGCTGTTGCCGTCGATACCGGGGCTGTCAGCAGTTACCGTGAAGGTTACTCTTCCATCTACGTTGTCAGAACCAGTTACACGACCAAAGCTCTCTACAGCGGCATCGCCAGTTACACCCAATGGGCTTGTGCCGATTGCGGTTGTGGTTGGGAAACCAAATAGTTGCTCTGCTGTGCTTGCTGGCTTGATACGGATTCTTGCGTCACGTCCGTGGTGGAGGGTGTAGAATTGGAGGGTTGTACCACCAACTACTGTGCATTCCCAACCGCCCGGTAATGCGCCGCCGTTCTCGGCCTTCTGATTGTTAATTTCTTCTGCAACTTCGTTAGCTGTCCAAGAAGCGCCTTCCAAGTCGGCAAGGTCGATGGTCTGAACTACGTTGTCAATTGTTACGTTGTCAGTTCCGTCTACCACGATTTGTAGGTTCAAATTGGTCAAACCGGAGAAGTCATAAATACCCGGTGTCTGATAGCCGACGTTCGGATACATGGAGTTGGCCGCTGTTACGGAAGCAACTGTCATGCCTGTACCCAAGCCAGTTGGGTTGCCGTCTACTACTGCACCACCGTAGATCGCATTCTGAACAGATACGAGTTCGAGTTCAGAGTCAGGACCATAAGCCCAAATGCCCTTTACTCCAAGTGTGTCTGTTGCTGTGATGTAGAATTGAATTCCGTCATTCTCGAAGTCGAGTTGGTCGTTAAGATCGTCAACAAGCTCGTCTACGTTGTAAGTTCCATCAAGGACTACAAGAGTCTTAACAGACATTACGCCATTGAGTTTCCAACGGAAGAAGTGGTCGCCATCGAAGGTGTAAGGGCCGGGAGTGTCAGATTCGATCATGATTAGATCGCCTGCTGCCGGTACATCAACCGTCGCTGTTTCTGCTGCTTCATCACTTACTGGATCGGTGTCCGCAACACGAACGACATACAATTCGTTCGCAACAAGCAAATACTGCTCGGCTGCATAAAGTAAGTATGGATCACCCACATCTGGGTGTGGATAACCGAAAATTGTATGCAACTGACGACTGGTCGCTACGACTGTAGGCAAATTAACTGGACCTTTGCTTGCAAAACCAATCAAAGCCGCTCTGTGAAACGACTGCTCAGGAGCAATAAAGCTCAAATCTTTTTCTGTAATTCTAACACTTGGGCTAATCGTATTAGAAGGCGGGAATCCCCTTAATATCGCCATAGTCTTATTCTCCCTTTCGTAACTTATTTGGTACTTGTTTTACGGAAATCAATCCTGATTTTTCTGCTCTATCTATATAGTCAGTTGCTCTTTCATCTTCTAAGTAATAAATGTTTTTTTCCGAACCAATGCCCGGCACGTTTAATACGGTGAAGGATCGAGGAGTCTTTCTTGACCTAATAACTAGCTGAACTGGAAATCTGTTCTTGTTTCTAATCTCTAACATTCTAGCTCCTTAATGGATTCTTCCAGCCTCGCCAAAACCTCAGTTATTTCTTCATCTTTTAGACCATCTACAAATTCGATGCGTGTCTTGAGGACCGCCTTCTTCCTTTGTATAGGTTGAGGTATATATGTTTCTGCTGTTAGATTAAATTCATATTTTATCACTCTAACTGCTTGGTCGCCGGGTTCGTAATCACCGCTATTAGCTATAGAGTCCAGCTTGACAATAACCTCGTAAGGTACGCCTGATACTCGTATGTATGCAGTTTGGCTAAATTTTGTGATGATTTGTTCCAATATTTGATTCATGTCTTCGACATAGAGTGTCCAAGCCGTTAGCGTATAGCTAATATCTACTGGAATACCTCTCGCAACCCCGAAAACCGTGTCACGATCATATTTTTCTTTAATCGTAAAACCCGGCTTTCCGTCAGGACGGAGATGGTTCATATAATCTAAAGCCTTGTGATAGACGTACCTATCCAGATTCATTTGAATATCTGAGTCAACGATTGCCAGCATGGGCAATCGAATACGATCCACTACAAGTGTTTCGTCTTTTCTTACATTGTCCAACAAAATGGCAGCTACCGCTTTTTCCTGTGTACCCCAAATAATTGGAATAGGGTGGGCCTTCCCATCTTCATCAATTACCACCAAATCTCTAAACAGGTCTTGCATTGCGTCATCGCACGCTCTTTTAGATTTGGAATAACGATAAATTGTGTTGCGGTCGGTCCCATCGTTGATAATGTGACCCTTTTGCATCGGGTCGCAAAGAGCTTGAGCGCCTAGACCAATCTTCTTGTTTGTTGTATCTTTGAGCCAATTGAGAGACTGATCGTTTACAGCCCGCTTATTCATCGGGTCTGGATCGTGATCGCAGTATGGCGGTGGAGGATCAAGGTTGGGAACCGATTGGAATCCAACCTCGCACTCGTTCAATGATTTTTGATTGTGGTTAATTTCGTTGCTCATTTATCCTTCTCTGCTTAAAATAGATATGTAGGAGAACATCAAAAATGTCCGACTCTATAAGAGTAAAGTACCGCACTTGGTATCAAAGTAATCCGCCCAAGCCTATTAAGTTGCAAATTCCCGGCTGGGCGGGCCAAGATCACTCGCCTATGGAGGCGGGAAAAATTCAGCCGTGGCAGTGTCCGCCTTTTACCGAAGGTAATACTTACGGTTTAGAATTGACCTATCCGTTCGATACCGAGTGCCACATCCGAGTTGTTGATGGACAAATTCGTTTTGAAGGTGATTTTACAGAAGAGTTGAAAAAGGTTGCCCCATTCAATATTCCCCTTCCACCATTTAAGTCTTTTTCTCCCGGCTATTTCGGTATGACTTCCTGTCTCGACATAGATGTGCCAGAAGGGTATATTTTACGAATCGAACCACATCCCCGTTTTTATACCGACGATACTTGGACTGTGCCTGCCGCTATGCCCGGACATATCCAACCACAATGGTGGACTAAAATATTTTTCGTGGTATTTAAGTATCCACGACCGGGGCAAACATATATTTTCAGAAAAGGGGAACCTTACGCTCAAGTATTGATATTGCCCAGAAAAGTTTCTTATGACATAAAAGAAATGACGCCCGAAGAAGTCGAAGAGCGACAGAAGAGAGATTGGCAAATCACTCAAAACGCCCAGAAAATCTCAAAAAGCGTTAAAACGAGCCACGGGCATGACTTCGATCACAAATATCAAATATTACGAAGCATTTATCTCAAAAAAGGGAAAGAAGGCGTCAATGAGTTTTTGGATGGACTCGAAAAGAAGAATAGCCCGAAAATTCAGAATAAGTTTATAGTGCGAAAAAAGAAATATGAAGATTAAACTTTACACCAAATTGACGAAACGGAACCTACAGGTAAATCCGTTTATTATTTTGCCACTTCCCTTACCCAAACCCAAGATTCCGTTTCGTCTTTTTTTGGATGTTCATATGCCAAATTTATATCAGTCACCCAAGGTTATTGTTGAGGTTGCTGAGCCGGTTGCTGCCCCGCTTGAGGTTGAGCCGGTTGCTGAGCCGGTTGCTGGCCCGCTTGTGCTTGCGGTGCCGCTGGCTTAGGTGCCGCTGCCGCTTGCTGCCCTTGTGCCGACAACATCGGGTTCTTTCCTAGTTCTTCAAATGTCTTCTTCAAATTTTGGTCTTGGATTTGTGGAACCAACTTTTGAATTTGTGGCCATAACTTCTTAATTTCTTCTACAGCTTTATCATTGGCCGGTTGAGCCGTACCTTGGCCTTGTGCCTGTGGCGGCTGTTGTGCTTGCGGCTGTCCGGCAGGAGCGGGTTGCCCACCAGCAGGAGCAGGCTGTGCAGGAGCGCCCGCAGTATTCTCACGAATACGCCGTTCCTGATTCATTTTTTTGTAAAAATCGTAAAAAGATGACATTCTATTTTCCCCTTTTGTATATTTATTACACAATTTTGATTTTTGAATCAGGTTGTTTTTGTGTGACTTTGCCCTCGCCAGTTGTAACGCTTTCTTGGAATCTGCGGCAAATCAGTTCTAATCTTAACGCTCCCCACATTTTGAACTCGCCCAAGTTCCTTTGAACTACTTCCCAATTCTCTCGAAGGTGTGGAGTAAACAACCTCGAACCAATTTTGGGTGGATGCCCTATACTTTTAAGAGTTGCACGATAATTTACTTCAAACTTCATTTCATCTGGGGCGTCGATACCAAATCGAGTTAGCTCATTCTGTGAGGGTATTGGTTCGTAATTACACCACAACATGACTGGATTATTGGAGAATAGCTTTCCACGATCTTCCAAATAAAGCGGATCAACAGTTTGTGGTTGAATCAGGACTTCATAGTAATATAAAGGAGAGCCACCACGTTTGATTGCTTCTTGATCCCAATCGTTAAACAAATCGTGTTCAGGGGCATCAGGATTAAACTGCTGAATGCTACCCGCCAACGTGTAGGGCGTTCCATCCTGATTTCTTAACATTACTCTCCTCCGGTTGCTCTCTTGCCTCCTCCGGGTTTCTTTACTCTGTTGAATCTTAAACCTGAAAGAAGACCTAAATCTTTTCTAGCCTTTTCTGTTGCGGTGCGAATAAGATCAATGATTCTTCCTGCTGTAGAACCACCTACACCCAATTTATCTTGTACATCCTGCCAATTTAAAGAAGAAAGCTCTTCTCCTGAAATCATGTCTAATAATCTCAAAGCCTGAACCGTCTTTTGGTCGTCGGCACGTCCTGCCATCGAACGAATCTGATCTTTAATGGCATTCATTAAGGTTGTGGCTTCTCCGCTCTCATCGCCCAATGTTCTTACTTCATCATCGTCGCCAGTGTCCATAATGCTGCCACTGCCTACAACCGTACCTTTAGTTACGTCTCTATCTCGTCCAATATCGTCTTCCCCCGCACTGCGAGTGCCAGTCTTGATATATGTGTCATATTCCATGCCACGATTTTTGCCTTTTACTACCTTAGATCGCTGTGAATATCCTTCTGATCTACGACGCAAGGCTGTAACAATAACACTGGTAAACCACCGTCCTTTATCTTCGGGTGACTTATCTAAAATCCCCAAGAAAGCCTGACGTGTTGCTCCACATTCATTTGGATCAGCTTCGATTCCCTTTTCAGCTTTTCTTCCCAAGAATTTGCCTTGAGCCATACACATATAGGCGTCTGTGAGAGCTTCACCCAATACAGTAGCAAAGGCTTCTGTATCACGCTTGAAAACAGACCCGCCGCTACTTGCCGACATTGCAAGATTGACCCAATTCACGCCAGAAGTTTTGAATAGCGAATCGAATGCGCTATTCCAATGTCCCAACTCACTACTGAGGGATTCATTTAGTTTGTTTTTGAATTTGAGTTCCGAAATAGCTTCGGTCCACACGTCTCGTAGTTCTACGATTTGGAACCACAAATTAAAGTTCATATTTGCCATGATTGTATATATCCTTCCTACCTTTTTCCGGCGTAGCTGATAATAAACAAAAAAACCTTCTGCCTGTATATAGGCAGAAGGTTTTTAAGTTATTGAATTTTAAAGGTCAAAATCAGTCTAAAGTGACTTTGGGTGTAATAGCAATCTGGCCACCGCCTGCTGGCAACTGGAACGGAGCGCCTGAGAATTTCTCAACCCACAGTAAGTTTCCGCCTGTTTGGGAAGTTACATAATACCCGTAAACTGTCACTGCCGTCGTGAAAGTAAAGGTCTGTTCACTGTAAACCGCTGTCGTCGTGCCGTTCGTTTGGGTCGTCGTCCAAGATGAACCCACAAGTGTAATTGGAGCATAACCAGTAGCTCCTACCGCTTCAGTAATAATTGAAGTTGTAATGCTGTCGTTAACAGTTGGATTATTGGTGTAAAGTCTAAGAACTCTCTGTCCACCGGCTGGTCCGGCTGTGCCATCTGTTGCCAACATATTGACGAGATATTGCAACATCAGAATTTCAGCAACGTCAGGTACTACTAATGCCATATTTCACTCCTACTTTTCTTCTATTTATAGTTGTCTCCAATTTTTTTTGAGAAATTTATTTGGTCCTACTTCTATATAAATGGAAAAGGAACCACAATGCGAAAATTATCTCAAGGCGAAGTCGAAAGAATCTTTGAAGACCAAGGTTGTAAACTTTTGTCGCAATATAAAGATAGTAACACTTCGCTAGAATATGTATGCTCTTGTGGCAACAAAGCTAAAAATAACTTGAAGAGATTCAGGTCTGGTGCCAGATGTAAAAATTGTGGCAACCTTAAAAGTTCCAAAACTAGAGCCTTTGATTATGAGTATATTAGAGAATATTTTGAATCCAATAAATGTACTCTTTTGAGCAATGAATATAAAAATTCTCTAACGCCACTTTGGTACAAGTGTTGTTGCGGCAACGTATCAGAAATTACCTTTGTTAATTTTAGGGCTGGTCATCGATGTCGAAAGTGCAGCTTAAAGATAGGCCCGAAAAACCATAAATGGAATCCCAATAGACAACTTGTTAAAGAAAATGAATCTTTGAGAAAACGATGCTATAATTTATCCATCGGCGGCGTGAAAACCCCTACTTTTCTCTGAATGAGAAAAGTTAGCCCTGTGTAGGGAGTGAGCGAAGCGAACGACCAAACAGGGCTAACCTCTTTAGGGTAGTGGGATGAGAGCCGCCATAGTAGAAATTACCTAAAATATGACGCTGATCTAATCTGGTTTCCACTCGTCCAATTAGAAGACCCATGAAAAAGGGATAGAAAACAGATAATTTTTTCTATGAGAAATTGTATCCACGATACTATATAATATGTGGATATGAAAAAAAACAGTAACAACAAGTATTTGACCATACGCATCCCCGACTCACTCATGGAAAAGTTTCAGCAGACTTGTGTTGATAATTATAAGACCATGAGTGAAGCCTTGCGTGATCTAATACAAGAATATATCAAGAGGAATGATAAGTGAAGCACCTGTATTCCTACAAATACAGATTGAATCCAACACCACAACAACAAGTGCTATTGAATAAGCACTTCGGTTGTGTTCGCTACCTCTACAATCATTTCCTCACTCAAAGAACCGCTGTTCACAAAGAACACCAAGAAACACAAAATTACTACAACAACGCCACAGAAATACCAAAACTCAAGAAAGACTTGCCTTGGCTCAAGGAAGTGGGAAGCCAATGCCTGCAATACGCAGTCAAACAACTGCAAAATGGATATGATAATTTCTTCCGTAAATGCAAACAGAAAGTCAAGGGTAAAAAAGGTTTTCCTCGATATAAGTCCAAACACGGAAAACAATCCTTCAAGGTAATGCAAAATGTAAGACTGATTGAAGGCAATCTGATAATACCTAAGTTCTTAGAAGGTATCTCAATTATTCAACACCGAGAACTAGAAGGTGAAATCAAATTTGCTACAGTCAGTAAGAATAAGGCAGGACAATACTATGTGAGCATTACTGTTGAGAAGGAAATTTCCTGTTTGCCTAAGTCTAACAAAACTGTTGGTTATGATTTGAACGTGAAGCAAATGGTTGGTAGTGATGGAAACAAGCACAATAATCCACTTCCTGAGCATGAACATAAGCAATATCTCAAGTTTTTAGCAAAGGAAGTTTCAAGAAAGAAGAAAGGCAGTAAAGAACGAAAGAAAGCACAATTGCGATACAATAAATGGAAGTTGTATTGTAAGAATTTGCGTGAAGATTTCTTGCATAAAGTCAGTTCTAAGATTATCAACGAGAACCAAGTGATAGTTTTAGAAGACCTTGGTGTTAAAGAAATGTTTGCGAACAAGAAGGACAAACGCAAAGAACCACGCTGGAAAGAGAAGAAACTTCACAAGCAATTGCAAGATTGTTGTTTCTATTCGTTTGTCCAAAAGTTGATGTATAAGGCAGAGTGGTATGGTCGAGAGATCATCAAAGTAAGTCGCTGGTTTCCAAGTTCACAGCTATGTTCTGAGTGTAATTACCAGAACAGAGAATTAGGCGAAGAGAAGGAATGGACTTGCTGGAATTGCTGGACTAATCATAATCGTGATGAAAATGCTAGTGTCAATATACACAATGAAGGTATGAGAACAAGAACTCTCGGAACGAGAGGGATAGCCGACTGCCCTGATATAAGACCCATCAAAGATGGGCTATTGGTTGGGTCGGAAGCCCCGCCGTCTTTAGCGGCGGGGTAGTTCACACCAGCCGTATTGCCCATAGTTTCAATAAAAGTCTGAAAGCAACTTCTCCCAATAATGGAAAAACCTCTCCCAATGGGAGCGGCATCAAACTAACTGCTAGTTCTCCATCAGAAATCTTCAACAAATCAGGATTGAAAGATGTTACTTGGAACAAAAACCCAGAATTTTTGAAAGGTAATTGGGGCAAAATTGATGGAGTAACGCCCAAAGATTTCGATCAGGACACCCAATGGCGAATGCTTGATAGAAGATTTGGAATGAGGGAAGAAAAACAAATTAGAAACGATTTGGCTCGAACCACCAAACAAAAAGAGTTGATGTTACAACGAGGGCAAGATAACGAACCAGTTTGTGTAATATCAACAATTAAAGGATATAGACTATTAGAAGGGTGGCACAGAACCATGAATTATTTGCTACAAGGTGTGCCATCCGATCAACTGGAAATATTGAAAAGTGGTTATTTGAAAGATATAGATTTCAATACATGGAAACCAGTTAGAATTAAGGGTTGGGACCAGTTGAACCGAAATCTGGGGAAATCTAGGGATACCTCAAGAAAAATCTTGCCAAATCTGTGATTTCAACCTCAGAAATTCAGGACTAACCCT